ATAACCGGTGTGATTAGGACAGAAATTATATTCGTTATTAGCTAACGGTGGTTTATCCCAATATAAAAGATCAGCATACACAAATCCAACAAAGTCTGTTGGTGTGGCAGCATCTAATAATGGAAATAACTTACCAAACTTGATAGCATGTTCCTTACGTTGGTCTGATACATTTATACGATCTTTACCAGACTGATTAACTATAAAGTCATATAGTTCTTCTGGCGAGGTAGATTTACTACCTCGTGCCCAGCCGTTATGCCCAGTCATAATGAGTGGACCATTTACAGTTTCTCTTCCCCAATATATTTGTAGGCCACCATCCCATTTCATTCTAACTGAGCTAGAATCATTACAAATTTCTTGGATATGTTGAATAGCTTCTTTTACACCATCTGACCCATAGAAGAAAACTAAATCTTCTAAGTGATTAAACGCTCTTCCGAGTTTTTTCATTGGAAATATGTTTGTTTTATATGTTGATATTTAATTGGATCATTTCCGACAGCTGCTAACAACCTCGATGGTGAGCGCATATCATGAACGGTGGCATGTGGACCGATAATAATTTTAGCTATTTTACCTGGGTCCGATTCGATTAACTGATTAGTTTCACGATTTACTAATCCTCTAAATGGACTAATTTTTAATGTCTTTGATGTAATATTGGCTAGGTCACACCAGATACTAACAACATCCTTGCCTTTCATGTTTTCGTTTTCATAGATATGATCATGTAAGTACATCATGTTATATGCATCATCAACAGTTGTTAAATCAACTTGCACAAGTTCACCATGCACAGGGATACCAACAAACACAGAAATACCAGATCTGGATGTCTCTAGTCCTTGGTTAATAAAGTGTTCTTGTAGTAGTTTTCTACTTTCTGACACATCCGGTACAGGATATTGTGCAGGAAGAATGGACATCAATTCGGCGGTGTCAATGAAAAAATCAACATCGCCACTGATGTCTTTTTTGCCAATACTACCATATGGATATGTGTGCAATCCTTCTGGTAGTACGTTTTTTAGATTGGTGAATAAAGTTGGAAGATCTTCTTTTTTGATTGGTTTAGAATTTTTAATTGCGTTTCCGCTCATTTATATTTGCCATCTTTGATATGTTGACAGACCTCCTCGTGTATTTTTTCACATATTTCTGAAAGAATATTTTCATCTAATACATGTGGTAATTCACGAATTGGGTATTCTTTAGCATACATCTTGAAGCATTCATTCACCGCTTTTTCAAAGAAAATTGGCTTTGTTTTTTTATTCAATTCTTTACGATCAATGCATCTTGATATAGCTGGATGAAAATGACGGCGATAAGCCTCGTCATTGTTATTCATAAAAAATATTAAATCATCTGGAAGATCATAATTTAATTCTTTTTTTCCAGTATCATCAACGACTTTAACAAAGTCTGACTCATTAAATTTTTTACTTTCTAATAATTCTATAATACGCATAATTGTGTCCGGTTATATGATAGTATTTATCGAATAACCGGACACATACACATTTTACACTTCTACAACATCAACATCTGGTTCAGTAACCTCTACTGGTGCAATAATTATTTTAGGTTGTTTTGGTTTAGAAGTTAACACAATTTTATCGTCTTCTAACCCAATTGTCAATATCCCACCATTTTTAAGATCGCCAAAAAGCATTGATTTTGCTAAATCACGTTTGATTTCTTTATCAATCACTCGTTGCAAAGGTCTAGCACCCATCTTAGGATCGAATCCTTTGTCAATTAACCAATTGATTGCATCTTTAGATACTTTGATGCGAATCGCTTTTGATTTAACTTGGTCACGTAATTCATCAATAAATTTGTTGACGACTTTAACCATTGTTTCTTTACCAAGTTTGTTAAATGTAATAATACCATCTAAGCGATTACGGAATTCTGGTGTGAAGAATTTTTTCAAATCAGCATCAGAATAATCTTTTTCTTGTTTACCAAATCCGATATTATTTTTCTCGGCTGACTGGGCACCGGCATTTGTAGTTAAAATCAATACGATATTACGACAGTCTGCTTTTTTACCATTAGATCCGGTGATAAACCCGTTATCCATCATTTGTAATAACACCGTCATTACATCTGGGTGTGCTTTTTCAACTTCGTCCATTAACAAAATCGCATTAGGCGCTTCTTGTATCTGTGTGATCAACAATCCAGCATTTTCTTCAAATCCAACATAACCTGGAGGTGAACCGATCAATTTACTGATACTATGTTTCTCTTGATATTCTGACATATCAAAACGCAATAATTTTGAATTCAAATGTCTAGCTAGTGCCTTAGCTGTTTCTGTTTTACCACAACCAGTTGGACCCATGAATACAAACGATCCAATCGGTTTATTTTCTGGTTTTAACCCAGCTTGTGCAACCATGATTTTATCAACGACATCCGTTAATGCAGCATCTTGACCAAATACTTCTGATTCCAATTTTTCTTGCAATGTTGCAATACCATTGCTTTCGGTTTCCATGATTTGTTCTTCTGGCAGATTCACCATTCTAGCAATTTCAAATTGGATTTCTTTTTCTGATACAATTCTCGCATCAGCCAATTTCAAGTTAAATCGTGAACACGCACAATCAATCAAGTCAATTGCTTTATCTGGTAGTTTCTTATCAGCTTGGTATTTTACTGACAATTTAACAGCCGCTTGGATTGCATCATCTTTAATTTTTACATCGTGGTGTTTCTCGTAGTATTTTTTAATACCTTTCAAAATTTTTAATGTCATTTCTTGGGTTGGCTCATCTACAGTAATGCGTTGGAACCTACGCATCAATGCACGATCTTTTTCAAAGTGTTTTCGATATTCTTCCCATGTAGTAGATGCAATGACTTTGATGTTGCCTTTTGATAATGCTGGTTTCATCATGTTTGCTAAATCATTAGCGCCATTACTACCAGCACCTGCACCGCTGATCATATGTGCCTCATCGATAAACAATACAGTTTTACCTTTTTTCTCCAACGCACCAATTACGTTTTTGAATCGTTCTTCAAAATCTCCTCGATACTTTGAACCAGCAAGCATTGCAGAAATGTCAAGATTATACACGGTGTAATCTTTTAAGAAATCAGGCACTGAATCATTAATGATATTGTATGCCAATCCTTCTGCAACGGCAGTTTTACCCACACCTGGGTCACCAACTAATATGACGTTATTTTTACTACGTCTACCTAATGCCAGTGCAATATTTTCAAGTTCTTCAACTCTGCCGATAACTGGGTCAATTTTACCTTTTTTAACCATATCATTAAGATTGGTAGTATAGGCTTGTAATGCTTTATTAAGACGCGGATTGTCCGCCTCAGTCATTTCCTGAGATTGACCATCACTAGATTCAGATGTCATATTGACATAATCGGTGAATTTTTCTTTTGTAATTCCAACTGACGAAATGTAATAAAACGCCCAACCCCGCTGTTCATTCATCATTACTTTGAATGCATCAATGATTTCAACCTTTTGGCGGCTATCAAAGATAACTTGCGTGAATGCTTTGTTCAACATGCGTTCAAATGCTGATGTTTTTTTCGGAGTGATAACTGTGTCATTGACAGTTATATCTTTACATTTGTTATTCAAATGGTCCGATAGTAATTTTTTCAATTCTTGAGCATCTGCCCCGTAGCCGGAAATACATTGAAAAAAGTCTTGATTTGCAAGCATAGCATGTAAAACATGTTCAATTGTAATGTATTCGTGATGCAATTTTTTGGCAACGTCTGATGCTAGAATGAAAACTTCTTCTAAATCTTTACTTGGTTCTACCATTTGTATTTTCCTATCTTATTTAAGGTTGTTAATTTCTTCTTGGATTTGTTTCAGTTTATTAACAATATTATCATCTGTAATCACAGTTGATTTTATTTTTATTACTGTAACAAATCGCCCAATATGTCCACTTCTGACATTTTTAAATCCAGCTCCTTGTTTTGCAAATTCAACTCCGGTTTCAACACCTGCACGTACATTGACTTGCATAGTTTCACCGGTAACTGATTTAATTTCTTTAATGCATCCTATCATTGCTTCGATT